AACTCGGCGCACTCCTGGCCCGTCTTGCCCTGCTTGAGCAGCTCCAAGAGCTTGATATCGTCAACCTTTGGCATATCAGTACCCCGCCCTGGCGTCGCCGCGCCGTGCGGCGCGCAGGGGACGTTTTCCCGTTGGGTCGTCGAGCAGATCCATGGCAGCCACCGCACAGATAATCGCGGAGATGGCCGGGTGCCGATCCGGGCCTATGGTGTCGATGTCTGCGGGCAGGCCGGACAGGGCCCGGGGTATTCCACGATGCTCCCCGAAAAACAGTGTTTTTTGAGAGGACACCCGCCGCCTGACCATGGACAGATAGCCGGGCACACCGCGCTCTGCCAGCAGAGGGGGCGGGGCGATCGCGATACGCCGTTGGCGACCGACCAGCCGGGAGCGATTGAACCGCGCCAACTCCGTTGCCGGATAGCCGGGCATCCCGTACCACCTGGGAACCATGTGCTCGTCAGACGCCTCACCAAGGGCCTTGAACGTGGTCGGGTAATCCATAAGCGGCTCGCCCATGACCTCGCGCCCCTCGGCGATCACCCGCAACACCGGCAGGTCGAACAGACGGGCACGACACGCATCCCGGCCCAGAACGCAATAACATCCCGGTACGCCATGGCACGGCCACCCCACCCCGCCCACAATGCGGGAATAGGCGTGCTCGCCATCGGTAAAGACAGGGATGTCACTGCCCGACTCGTATTCCGCCCGGATCATACCCACCCCTGGCGTTTGTATCGTTCGACACGCTCACGCGCGTCTTCCTCGTACTCGGCCCGCGTTTTCCGCCGTTTCGCCGGCCTGATCTGACGCCTGGCGTCATGGTCGGCCAACCCGTACATCCTGTGAGATATGGTTGCAGCGCGCATGTGACTACCTCCTATGACAAATCGCTTTCGCCAAAACAGCTTCCCGCCATGCTGGAGCGGGCCAGCACCGCATAGTTCCAGGCGTGTCGATAATGATCCGCGCCCAGCTTGACGTAGATATACCGCTTGGAGCCGTCTTCCTTTTCGTCCAGCTTCTTGGCCACATTGTGGCAATGCTCGGCAAACTCGCGTACCGGCTGGCATTCGCGGGGCAACCCTACCTGGCTTTGCGAGAGCATGAGGTGCGAGCCGTCCATGGACTCGGTCCTGTTGCTTGACACCTGGCACTTGGCCTCGTTCCAGGCCGCACCGTCGCGGGCATGCTCGTTGTAGTAATTCACATACACCTTGCCCGGATGGCGATCGGCAAAGGCGCGAGCATTGCGCCGCTCGGGCATGGCATCGCACACGCACCGCAGCACGTTGAAGTTTTCCACACACCGGTCCATGTCGTTCCAGTCTTTATATTCGCCAACGTGGACAATCCGGTCGGGATGCAGCTTGCCGATGACAACGTGCAGCCCCTTGCCCTGATCAACACCCATGTAGCAGGGGCCGGAATCGCTGGACGCATTCCCCGCCGTGCCGCAGAGCTTGAGGATTTCTTCAATCGAGAGGCGGTTTTCCGCCTCGATGTAGGGAAGGCCGAGCTTGTAATTATATACGGCCGCACGGTTGGCGTCCGTACGAAAGGCGTGGATAATTTCTGCAGGGGTGACGTATTGCGAGAAAAGCTGGGAGTAGTGGTAGCCGCGCCGATCGGTAACCGAGGGGTTCTTGGCGACCCATTGGCCTATCGCTGGATCGAGAACGCCGTCACGACAGTGTTGGCAGAGAAGCACGGTGCGACCGTCCGCGTATTCCGCGATGCAGCCGATGTCATCGGCCGTGACCGAGTCTTCCAGGCAGGTGTATTCGCCGCACTTGGGGCATTTGAGCATCCAGTACTGCTGGTCGGTCTGCTGAAACTGCTTGTCTATGCCGAAGTCGGGGATGGTCGGGTTGGAAAGATAGTGTTCCCACTTGTACTCCGAGTGCCCCATACGCTCCCTAGCCACCGCCTCGATGCCCTCGGGGAAGAGGTCGAACTCGTCATACATGATGAAATCCACCGGGTCGGACCGCAGGCCCTCGGTGGACTTGGTACCGCGAAAGATGAAATTCTTCCCACGGATACGCTTGAGCCCGACACTGTCGGTGTCCTTGATGAACTTGCCGATGGATTCGGGGTTTTTCTCGATAAACGGAGCGACACGGGAGCGGGAAAAATCCCCGGAACCCGTCTTGGAGGGAAAAAGATACATGAGCCCCACAAAGGGCATAAACAACCCGCACCAGAACATGCGCAAAAACGCCCGAGTGGTGTTGCCGAGCTGCGCGGCTTTCATCTCTACCTGGTACGGGTGATTGTCGGCATAGGGCTTTTCCATGAACTCGTGCTTTGCAAAACCGAACCGCCCGCGATCAAGCAGAATCTCCGCCTGGATCGCCCACTCGCCCACGCCGCCTGCAGGCGCCTCGTCATGCGTTGTGATCTCCGACTGCAGGGAGGTAAGAAAGTCATCGAAAAGCGTATTGGCGTTTTTTGTTTTTGACATGCGAGGTCGCCCTGCTGCTGAATTTTTCGGCCATACTCAACCCGAAACAGGACGAACTATAGCGGTAGATTTTACCGGCCGCAAGAGAAACGAGCCCCTTACTCCGGGAAAACTTGGAAGAAATAGGCGCAACCACCCGGCATATTTTCATTTTCAGAAAAAAATCCCCGGCATTTTTTTACGTCAACCAAAGATCCGGTTTTGGTTTCAGAAAAAACGACCTGTTTGTGAGAGCGCGCAGAGATATATAAAAGCGAAGATCCGAGCTCAAAAAAATGGGGGGGGGGGCGGGGGGTGGGGGGCAGGGGGGCGGTCCTCCATCCCCGCCATCCCCGGCCCTGCCTCGTCATCATCCCTTGGCCGCCCTCGTCACCGTTTGCCGACTCACACCCATGTCTCGGCCGATCGATGCCGCCGACTCCCCGGCCTCCATCCGTTTTTTTGCCTCGGCTCGCTGCTCGTCAGTCAGAGCCGTCGGTCGTCCAAACTTTTTCCCGCGCCTCATGGCCGCATCGATGCCCTCCCGTTGCCGCTCCCTGATTGTCATCCGCTCGAACTCGGCAAATGCCCCCAGGATGTGGAAGAGCAGACGATCCATGGGGGCGGCCTCGGAATCCGGGGAGAAGGTCAGCCTCTCTTTGAGAAATTCCACGGTCACGCCCCTGGCCACCAAATCCGTGACGATCACCTGGAGATCCTGGAGCGACCTCGCCGCTCTGTCGATCGACCAGACAACCAGTTTATCGCCTGGCCTCAGATACGTCAGGCACGCCTTGAGCTGTGGACGCTGCGAGGACTTCCCCGATGCCTTGTCCTCAAAAATCATGTCAGCATCGATGCCGTCCAGTTGCCGGTCCGTCTTTTGGTCCAGGCTCGACACCCGGACATACCCCACCACCTGACCAGTCATTTTGTCCTCCTTGTCATATGGTCCAAATCGTTTAGACGATTTTTACCATAACAGCCAAAACCACGCAAGGACTATTTGAACCGCACAACCACGGTAGGCATACGTACGGTCCAAATACTGTACTTTCTGGCCACCCCGAAAACCGACCTCCTGACCACAACCGACCACCATGACCACGACCACGCAACAACCGGAAGGCCGGACCCAGGATCGTCTCCCAGGTCCGGCCCATACTTCCCGCATCTCACGCCCTTGATTCCCTTATCCAGCCCTAAATCCCTCTCCACTCCCGCCTGCATCCCGCAAACCCGCCAATCTCTCCCGCCCCCTCCCGCTTTACTGGCTAGAGCCTGATCGAGTTCCGGCCGCCGGTACGCTTGCGCCACTCGTCGATCGTGCAGCCGGTGGACTGAGGAATCAGCTCCCGAGCCCCAGGATGTTCCTCGGCCTGGATCTCCGTCTCCATAGACGCCCGGATCTTGTCGTACTTGCTCATCCCGTCATCGCCTTTTTTGCGCAGCGAACCGAGACTGAGCAGATTGCGGGACCAGAAGCCGTTTTTCCGCGCCCAGCGCAGGGTCACCTTGATGTCCTCCAGGTCGTAGCCCTCGATCCTGGTTAATCTGTCCAGGGCAATAGCGCCCTTGAGCACGGCATGCTCATCCAGAGAGGCCGTAAACGACGGAAGCCGTTTTTTGCTGTCATCGACATACGCCTGTGAGAGGTCCCAAAATGGTGACCCAATATATTTATCTATGTTTTTAATATATATAGGGGTAACGTCGTTTCCTGGTCGCCGTTTGCCTTTATCTGTTGATTTATTAGACGATATATGGGTCGCTTTTTGGTCGGTCGAGTTTTGACCAATAACAGCAGCGGGCGGTAAATTGGCCGATTGGGCCGCTTTCTGGTCGCCAATGGGCACAATATCTATATAAGCACCCGAACCGCCTGAAGATAATTGGGTCGTTACTTGGTCGTTGAACGGAAAAACAACCCGAAACTTGGTTACCCGACCGCTCTTGCTGGGCACTATCAAATGTCGATCCTGGAGCCTGCCGATAGCCGTCCTGATTTTGCGTTGAGTCGCGCCGAGGAGAGCAGCCAGCCGGGCGCGAGATATGGGACCGGCCACGCCCTGATCATCTGCATGGCAGACGAGCCAAACGTATACTTGCAGCGTCACCGGCTCGGTCACCAGATCATCGAGTTGTCGTCTGATCATGACCGCCTCCTGGTCGTCCGGACCGTCACCGTCGATGGCGCTCGACCTCTGCCCGGCTCAATGTCGATGTAGCCCTGCCGGTTGAGTCGCCTCAGTAGCGATTGGGACGCGCCCTGCCCGATACTCAGATCGTGGGCCAACCCCCTGACTGTCACGACCAGGTCATGGCCGCCCTGGGATGACGCCTTTGCTGCCATCCATGCGAGAGCCCGCAGGTCCCCGGGCCGGTCAATTACCGGGTCGTCTCGAGTAATAGGCAATGTAATCATCTTTCCTCCGTTGGTTTGTGGTGCGTTGCAATGTCGCCAGTATATTTTACCGGTTATTTTTTTGCAACCCCATCGGAGCAACAGCGAGGAAGCCAGAAACCACAAGGGTTAAGGCGGTATTTGAGACTGATAGAAAAACTTTTTAAAACCGGTTGACATTACCTATTTTGTGTGTATCTTCTGAAATCAAGGACGCACTTCGCGACCAGGGACCAGGCCCCGAGTCCTGGACAGGCCCCCAGCCGCCGAGCGCTGGAAGGACCCCACCATGGGTAAGCCCATCAACGCACCATCTTTCAAGAATTCCATCCCCCACAAATCCGAACGCGAGCTCGAGCTTGAGATGACCATTATAGGTATCGCGGCTGCCCTCTCGCAAAATAAGACATTCCCTGCAGATGTTAGACTAGCTCGATCGATGGCGACCGGAGCGGTCAATCGTCTCGGGTTATAGGAAAACAACCCGCCCGGGCCGCAAAGGTCCGGGCAAACAAGGAGAGAGCTATGGCAAGAGTATACTTAGTAGAAGAAGGCGGCGGACTGGTGATCGTGGATCGCGCAATCATCGATGGCGTACCATACGACAAAATCGGATACCCCATGGAGCGCACGGACAACACCCAAGAACTTGTCGGCTGGCCGGACACGCAGGTAAGGGAGTGGATGGCTGGACCCAATACATATCTAGTCCCTGAAAGGAGATAGAAAATGCAGACAAATTGGTTATACCGTGAAGACTCCAAGGACGCTGAAATCGTCGATTTTCCACAGACCATACAGGACGCATACAACGCCTGGCTCCCGCACAGCGCAGAGGCCGATGAAAACGACGCATCGGACGCATACTGCGATGTGCTGAAGGGGATCGAACGCGCTGCCGATGCCGAGTATGGCGGCGCGGATATCTCCTGGAACGGAGATCCCACCAACCCCGAGGTCCGCTTTTTGGTCTCAGGAGGGCCGCCCACGAGTCGGCAACAGAAATCGTTCATGATTTTGCCGAGACAGTCATGGAAGACGCGGCAGAGTACATCAAGAACGAGGACATGGATGTTGACGAACAGGATGCTTACAGCGTGTTCCGTGGCTGCGCGGCTTCCCTGTTTGCCGAAAGCGACAAGAAGACCAAGAACGCCGTCAACCTGCTCCCGGAGACCCTGGCGGATCTGTGGACGATGGCCGGAG